GTATTTCTTCTTTAGGATTAAATCTGCTGTTCTCAGATTTATATAACATTATTCTTCCTTAGCTGTTGCATCTCTCTTCATAGACTCTATTTGAGTGCGAGGTTTGTCACCAATAAAATCTTTGACAGCCTGATTACCATACTTACCAAGACGATTAAAGACTATCTTGGGTAGGCTAGCCATAAGCACACACTTCAAAGCATCATTAAGAGAACCATAGGCAGATACTCTACCGTTATTATCAACCCAATTACCCGTTTCTGTGTACATTCCATTTGATAGTACACAAGTCTTAGGCCACGTTAGGATACCTACACTAGCTAGGGCTGGCCTGAAACTAACAAATCCTACACCAAGAAATAAAATTACTAACGTCACAACTAGATACTTTTTCATTATCATTCTCCTTAATTAACAATATCTACTATCTCGCATACATCGCCTGTGCAATTCAGAGTTTGACTACCGTGTGTGTTATCCTCTACTTCAAAATCTGAGAGGAATGTCCAATCCACACCTTCAGGCATCTTCTTTAGAAGCTCATCATAAGCAGCTTTATCACAGTCCTGATAGGGAGCTTGCTTATATGTATGCTCTGTCATGGGTAGGAAACTAATGCCTGACATTAGATCAAAGTTCTCATAAACATATGCACCTACTGACATCCATTCATCTTCTTGAACAGAGATGGTAATGGATGGCTTATGTTCACACCAGTATTCAGAATACACCTGCCATATCTTCAGATGATCTATAGCAGAGATATCTTTTCTTGTCAACGCACCTTTAGGTGCCTTCACAGGGAAGCTAAAGACAGACATTGATTGTGGCTTAGTTATCTCATCCTCTACAGGAAAGCCTTTCTCTGTCATGAACTGAGTGAGAGGGTCTTTCTTATCTGCTCTGACAGTACGAATATAATATTCAGAGTGTCGAGGATGTATACCACTAGCAGCATCAACAAGCTGACTTACTGTACCACTAGGTTTAACACAGGTTATAGCAGCAGAAGGCTCTATGCCAAGATGCTTAGACCATTTACTATTAGTAGCTACTGCCGTGAGCCTGAGATTGGATAAGAGAACTGCAAGATCATCATTAGTTTGATTAGCCATCATCTTGTTATCTAGGATGCCTGTCAGAGACACACCTAGCAATCTCTCTTCCTCTGTATTACGAGTCCACTGTTTACTCAAACCTTTGAAGTCAGTGAAGCAAGCTTGTATCGTACCTAGTATAGTAGCCAACTCTACTTTCTTCTGTAATGTTTCAGCAGTATCTTCTGCTTTCACAACAACTTCAGACAGGTTACAGAACTGTTTAGGTCTAAGTATAATTTCACAACAAGGGTTCGTACCATAGTCGATGTCAGCATCTCTACGACCATACTTAGCAGCCTGTTGCTGTGCAGCCTGACGATTGAAGATACCACGTTCACCAGACTTGCTCTCATAGAGGGCTGTCCACTCTCTCATGAACGATCCCATATCTGCTGATCCACCTGTGTAACATACAGAGTTGTTAGCCAAGGCTCTGTGAGGATCGGTATCCCACCATGAACCAGACTTGGCATGTCTCATACGATCATCAGATAAATTGGATAGGCTGATCAGGGCTGATCTACGAACACCACCTACCACTACTGTATCAGCAATCTTACACATAAGATCATGACATTCAAGGCTAGTTAGTTTACGACCAGAAGCTTTCTTGAACATATTACATGAGAATCTAAACAGGTTGTCAAGAGGTTCAGGTCCACTAGCCCTACCACCAAAGGTCTTCAGCTTGGCACCAGCAGGGCGTAGCCTAGACATATCCCAACGAGGTGACATACCAGCATAGAGTAGGTTAACAAGCTCCTTGAAGCCCCTGAACCATCCTTCCTTACTATCCTGTACGATGATAGTAGTTTCACTATCTTCTATTGTATCAGGAACACCGGGAAGTTGATTGATATACTGTCGTTCAACAGAGAAGCCTACACCAGTACCATGCATAAGGATATACAGACACTCATCAAATGCTCTAGGAGTATCTACAGGCAGGTAAGAGCAGTTATAGGCAGCAATGTGGTTACGATCTAATGCATCACCAGCAGTCATCATAGCCCTCATGGAAGGCATGATGTTAAGCTTGACCATCGCTACATATAAATCTGTATGTATCTCCTTTGGCATGGAGTACTCATGGTTCTTCTTGATAAAATCTCTGTAAAAATTAAGAAGTCTGGTTACTGTTTCTTCCCACGTTTCTCTTCTTCCTTCTTCCAACCAACGACTATATCTAGATTGATGTATGAATGATTGATAATCAGTCGGTAACATCTATTTCTAACTCCTTCTGTTTACTATCATCAAAACTTCTACCTTCTGCGAGAATCTTTTTAATTATACTATTAACTTCTCCGAAAGGTTTCTTTGACAGGTAGTTAAGAACTTCATTAACAAGTTCAGCATCGATAGGTATTTTCATCTGCACATTCTCCATTTATTACACTAAATCTTTTAAGTCAGGTTCTTTATATTGATCTGACTTTAATATCTTACCATCATCTCTATAGATGGGTTTGCCATCTTTGTCAAGCTTGGACATATTAGAAGCATGTACTCTATTAAAAGCTACATCAAAGTTCCAACCAAACGTATCGGCAAATCCTACGCACACATATACTAGGTCACAAAGTTCTTTCAGTATATCTTCTTTGTTCTTCTTGTAATGCATTGCTTGCATTACTTCTTCAAACTCTTCTTTAATTAATTTTTTTCTCAGAGATTTAATCTTATCTATAGAGCTTATAGTATAAGATACATCAGTAGGATGACCAAAGGCTTTATGGAAAGCATTCAGTTTGTTTTGTAGAGTATCCTGTTTCATAAGTATCACTCACTATCACTTGGTTTAGCGTCTACAAAATCTTCTACTTCCTCTATCAATTTTTTTATATACCATTCAGCTTTCTGTAAATCTTCTAGGCTAGTACCTTTGTACCTGTACCTACATATATATTTTATTACATTGCCTTGTAGGTATCCTTCAAACTCTGAGGAAGACATAGAGTTCTTTATAATATCTATGGTTTCTATTACACCTCTATTGTAATGAGGCGGATGATTAACATTGTCTGACATACTGTAGAGAACTCCCACTAGCTTGATTTTTTGAACGTAATTATATTGTCTGCATAACTTACCTTGTCCTCTTCCAAAGTCTGAGGATGCTTGACATTAAAAGCATACCTTCCAGATTCTCTGACAGACTCAATAAAGTCTTCATTATATAGGCTAGACAGTATCCCATACCCTAGTTCTTTAATCAGGGATGTCTTATCTTCGTTTACAGATATATCAAATACCTGAACTATGAACTCCTCATTATCATCTGATTCTTCAAACATTAGAAGAAGACGTTCTTTTGAAGGATCATAATCCTCTTCTTTAATATTGAGGAAGTTCATAAAATCTTTCAGCTTAGTAGTCATATCCCATAAGCCTTTCAATTTGTTTCTCTAGGAATTGTTTTATCTTGGGGCAGTTCTCTTGCATCTCTGCAAGCTCATTAGTCAGTCTTTCCAAGGGAATAATAACAGTAGCCCTTAGTTTTAGAAGAGACTTGATCTTATTCATATCCGAGAGTATCTTCTGAGAGTTCTCATCAAAGTTTAAATCAGACCAATGAGTAGTTAAGTTCTTCTTTACTTTAAGAGTAAGCACATTCTTTTCAGATAGTTTTTCCTTTTCATGTATAGGAGATAGATACCATACGCTAGGGTTCATGTCCATATCTTTCTCATGAACCCTGAGTTGTATTACAATAGGCATTGTTATTCCTCTACTCTTATGGGTCTATAAAATTTACCACCCACATAGTTATTATAGTAGGCAGGTTCATCTGTGCCTTCAATGACAGCAGTAAGAACTTTAAGTTTCATCTGATATAGACACTCATAGTACTTCAAACTTCTTTTGTTCTCATACTCTCCTATGATTTGAAAGGTAAAGTTTTTCTTACCAAGCTTACCCATATCAGAGTTGAGATGTTTTGAAGAACCTGTATATGTTTCCCAACCAGAAGGCTTCTTTTTCTTGGCTCCGATAAGATATTGTTTACAGCCTATGTAAGCCTTCTTGGTTTTCTTGTTCGTTATCCTATATACAAACCCAAACTTATAGGGGTCACGAACAAATGGTTTTCTTTTGTATACCCAATGCATTATTCAAGTTCTTCAAACTCTTCATGAACCTCAGTAAGTCTACCAGATTCTCGACCATAGTACACCCTACAGGCTGGTCCTGTCAAGCCAGAGAACCTGTTCTTAATGACCCGTACTGTGGTGGTATGTCTCTCTACCTCATCCTCATGCTGACCATTTCTTTCTAGTCCAATAACAATATCAGATAGCTGACCTATGCTGGCTGACCCTCTGAGTTGAGATAGGGATGTGGCAGAACCTTCTTCATGACCTGTACCAGAAGGTCTACGCAGATGAGATACAATGAGCAAGGCAATGTCAAGCTCCTGTACAACGGTACGCATCTTGGTCATCATCTCATCGATAGCCCTACGTTCATCAGTCACGTTCTGATCTGATACTAGGATGCTGATATGATCTAGCACTACATACTTACAGTCAAGGGCTTTAGCAAAGTACCTGATCCTATTCAGGATAGAGTCGATAGCATTCGATCCGAAATGATCGTAGAAGAATAACCTACCAGTACCTAACGTGTCATCAAAGTACTTCTTCAGGTCTTCATCCTTTACAGATGAGAACTCTGATGGAAGATGTAGACACTTATCAGCCTCAAGACTCATGAAGGCCAGACCACTTCTCTTTACTGACTCTTCCATGAACATCATACCGATGTTGTCATTAGTATTCTTGAAGACATGGTAGATAAGCTCACGAAGGAACTGAGACTTGCCTAGGCCAGAACCTGCTGTGATAGTTACAAGCTCTCCCATGCGTATG